AGCAGGAACGTATGTAGAATTTCCAAGTAAACCTGGCGGAGTTTGTAAATTACCGACACCATTAGCACTATCAGAATAAGCGATGTCAACCCTGTTAGACAAACCATCAGAACCTTTAATTAAACTCCATTCGTAGGCAGTGGTAACATTAGAAACGGCGGGTTCTGTCACAGGTGGAACCCACGATACAACATTAGTACCCATGTAAGTTTTACCATTTGAACTAGCTGGTGTACCAATACTAGGGTAAATAGCGCTAGCTCCAGAAGCACTCGTAGCATACGCTATGTCTAATCTATTATGTGCACCGTTTAACCCGTCAGAACCATTAGTACCCCTTGCAGCTATCAAGGTTACAGTATAGGTAGAAGCTTTACCTTGTGTATAATTTATAGTGGTTTTGTTCCACATATATGGAAGTAGTTTTGTAACAGCTCCCGCCCCACTGAATGTGGTACTCCATGCTCCAGTCGGAGATGAAGTAGGACTATTCCCCAATTGGTAAGTTTCTATTATACTTGATATTCCCGCACCATCCGCAACATATTGGGTGATAAGACTGACAGCACTCTTGTTAAATGTACTATTAGATTTAGAATTTACATTATAATTCCATAAGTATCTATTAGTTGTGGTGGGGGTAACTACTGAGGTAGACCAACCCGTTCCTGTATTCCCACCATCAGTTGGGGCAGTAGCACTATTTGTTATTTTATAATATTCTACTGTACCTGTATAACTTACACCATCCGCTCCCTTAGCCGCTATTAGTGTATATTCATATATACTAGTAGTTCCATTTGTATATGAAATTTGTGTTCTATTCCATATATACGGGTAAGTATTGGATATGGAGCCAGCACCTACAAAAGTTGTACTCCATGTCCCTGTTGGGACAACCGTAGAACTCGTACCCAACTGATACCAATCAGTTACTCCTGAAATACCAACACCATTGGTTACATACTGTGTTATTAAACTAACTGCACTTACTGTAAACGTATTATCAGATTTAGCATTTTTATTATAGTTCCACAAATATTGGTTTGTAGAAGTAGGAGTTTGTACTGAGGTAGACCACCCAGCCGAAGCTACTGTAGGTGGTGTAGCACTATTTGTTAATTTATAATACTCAGTGGTTCCAGTGTAACTTATACCATCAGCACCTTTTATCAAAGTCCACTCATAATCACTAACGACCGACGAAACAGCAGGCTCGGTGCCTCCTGATACCCATGTAACAACGTTAGAACCAAGGTATTTAGAGGATGCCACGGATGTTGCAGATACGTATGTAGTGCTTAATAGCCCACTAGCTATTTGTAAATGTCCTACACCATTATTGCTATCTGAATAAGCGAAATCTATGCGGCTAGATAAGCCGTCACTGCCTTTTATCAGTGTCCATTCATAATCACTAGGGACCTGAGATATGGCACCCTCAGTTGCTGGTGGTGTCCATGTAACTATATTAGTACCCATGTAGGCTTTATTAGCAGGATTAGCAGCTACTCCGATTGATGGGTAAACTGCATTAGCCCCAGTAGAGCTTGTTGCGTAGGCTACATCCAGTCTGTTATGTATACCATTTGAGCCTGGAGTTCCATCTCTCACTAAGAGTACACTTTCTGATACTGTTACACCAGATACAGGTTCAGTGAATGTTATTGTTATATTCGAGGATGACTCACCTATAGAGGAAGCTCCTGCTACTCCAGAAGCATCTGAAGTTAGTATGTCACTAGCTCTAGTTATTGTAGAAGATATGACTGCAACTGAAGAACCTTTCTTATAGAAAGTAGCAGTAAGTATCGTTGTTGTCGCAGTAGGGTTATAGACACCTAGTGAGTTTTTAGAGAACGCTAAGCCATTATTGGAAGTTACTGAACCAACAACTGCATCTAGTCCATCTGTAACGTCTACCAGTGTTATCGTATCAAGTACGGTAGTTCCATTACGTAACTCCACAAGTAATGAACCTGTTATCTGTGTAGCAGTAAATGTCCTACTATATTCAGAACCAGTTAGTACAGAGCCACCAACATATATTTTATACGTACCAGTAGCCAATGAGTCACTAGATCCTGTTACGTGTCTTGCTTGTACTGCTAAGGTACCATTACTATTCTTTATAGCGGTACCATTTATTGGTTTTAAATACCAATTCTCAGAGGGTGTACCATCAGTACCATCAGTTCTTGAAGCATATACTTGAGCAACTTCCCATACCACTGCTTTAGACGTTTCCGTGTTATTACCTGTTATTAAGGCAGTTGTTCTATATATCTTCTGTAGGTTAGTCATACCGGATGGTATGGATTTATTCCAACTAACATCATTTAGGGTTAGTACATTGGTAGCAAAATTATAGGTACTTGATGAAGGGGAGCTATATGTACCCGTCGTAGCATTACTATAGGCTACCAATTCTCTTACTATAGGTGCATCTAATATTCTTTTACCAGAATAGGTAGTAACGCCATTAGAATCTACGGATTTCTTAGCAGACCATAAGTCACCACTCCCAGTAGCTACTGTCGTTGCATCTGTGCTCCACACATCTACCCCACCTGGGTATACTGGTATACCTACTTTACGTATGAATATAAAATCGGTGTATGTTCCAGGATCACCTTTCTGACTCAGTATTACCCAGTAGGTCGTATTGGTTATTGCAGTATTTGTTGGTACATCAATTAATGCTATATAGCTGGAGCCATTAATAGATACAATATCACCTTTGAGATAGGAGTTGGCAACTACGTGTGACCCCTGTGGGATATTTCTAGTCGCCTCTGTTTGATCTACTGATAGTAGTAACCCAGCAGAAGTTACATTAAACCTTGCTTCTATAGAAGGATATGCAGGGTTAGTTAGAACAAACGTAGTAGCATTCACTCTAAATTTACTGTTGAATATAGCTGCTCCAGTAACACCATCTGTGCCTATCTGTGAGGAACCAGTGGAGTCTAACCCAAATCCAGATCTGTAGATTACACCATTAAGTAATATCGTACTATCGTATGAAAACTTGTTTTCAACACCTATGGATTTACTATTAGAGTAAGCCTCACCTGAAACTTTAAGCGAGTTCATGGATTTAGCTACAGAACCATGAGGACTAGTTACCGCATTGTCTAGGTCTGTGAACCATTTGCTCTTAGAAATTATTCCGGCTGGGCCGTTAGTTACCCATGAGCCTAAGTTATACCAGTAGGTAGTTACATCTCCTGTTGTTGGATCAAATACTGTTAGTAAATCACCTTCAGAAATGAACACGCCATTACCAGATACAGTAGGAACTGCTGTTTTATTGCCCCAAGATGTACCTTTTCTATATAAACTACCATTTGTATACCAGAATATTACATTAGCAGATGATACTGTATTAGTTACTGCTGGAACTAATTCAACATAAGAAGCAGGTACTGTAGTTATGGCATTGTTAGCGTCAAGGTAGTTACCATACGCATCTATCTTATATTCTGCTGCCTTAGTAGTTACTATATAGTCTGCTGGAGCAGTATTTCCTGCCATATCTCCCCAAGCATAAAAGTTTGATATTTTACCATCAGCCATATCTCTAGCTTGTAAAGCAGTCATGTATATGGATTGTGAATCCGTGTTTGTTACTAATGCCCAACCGTACCCTTCAGTATCTGTAGCGTAAGGAGAGGTAGCATCTATTGCTGTTTTTATAAATTTATATGACCGTAGGTAATTTCGGGTACCTGCTACAGTACTGTACATTATATATACATCCGCAGTATGTGCTTCTCTTATATGCTTATAGGTTGTCATATAAGAGGCTTCTGTTACAGCAGTCCATACCCCACTTGCAAATACATAGTATTTATCAGTATTTATATTAGTAAAGTCAGATCTGACATACATTGTCCCATCTAGAATAGGTATATAAGCAGTAGCCGTACTTGACACAGAGTAATCTATGTAGGGTCTAGTGGTAGCTACTGGTACACCTGCACCTATCATGTTAGTCCATTGCACATAAGGCATAGCATCCATGATCAACTGGTCATCATTTACATTGGTATTAGGGTTGGTAACTCCGATCATTACATCATATATATTTGAGGTAAATTGAACTACGCCATCTGCTTGTTTCTCCAGTAAATTTACTCTTGATAACATCCCTAAACCATTAGGGTTTGATGACGATGAATCTAACCCAACATACGTCTGCAAGCCACTTACAGCATTTGCTGTACCCGTAAGGTTTGACTGTTGGTCACTAAACGCAGTAGTTAAGGAAGTTATGCTATTGGCATTTACCTGATCTGCGCTTGCATACGCTTGCTCAACCGTAGTAATACGAGAGTTTATATCAGAGGTGAATTGAGCTTGTAAATCAGCAGTACTTTGGGCCAATGCAGCAGCAGAAGTAGATGACACAGCATCTAAATTTACTATGGTAGCGAACTTACCATCATAGGTAGCATTAAGCGTAGCTATGTGAGTACCTATGATACCATTTGTGAGTGCTGCAAAGTTTATTGTTTCAACGTAAGTATTACTCGCTACAGAAATGGAATCTATGGCATCTCTTACGTCTTGTACCAGTACATTATAATTTGTAAGGCCATTGGCTACAGAGTTAGCTACTGAACTGTCTATTAGCCCTGTAAGCCATAGAGGAGCAATATCAGAGTTAATTCCAGCGTAGAATCTGTCACCTACTATGGAATACTCTTTCTTTATAGCAACAACCTCATTAGGAGGTGTAGGATTTATAATACGGTCATTGGTGTCTGAAATAAGATCTGTAGAAGCAGATTTTGTTACATTCACAGTATCTACTATAATTTCTGTTGTTGGTGTGGTCTTAATCGACATAAACTTCTGCAACCTTAGCTATAAAATTACCGTTATTCTGGGTAACACAGTCTAATATTAGTTTATAAGTTGGTCTTAAGTAGTATCTATCGGTCTTACTGCCTATATCCCTAACTAACACATTAGCATCTGCAAGAGGTATTGTTAATGTGATTTTACCATTAGCAGCGTCACTAGTTCCGTTACCAACACCTGCAATAGGAGTAGTGATAGTGTAGGTGTAAGATGTTGAATTATCACTCAACAGAATAAGTTTAGCGGAGAAAGTATCAGAGGGCACTATAGTTAGTGGAAGTGTGGAGTTATTTTGTTTTATCGTAAAGGTGAACGTATTGTCTGAACCCTTAGATATTGTGAACTTAGTGACATTGCCGCTCATTGAGAGTCCTTAAATATAAGAGTTTACAGGGCCTTTCGACCCTGTATTTTACTTCAAACCTTTAATTGCTATCAATCATAGGTTATGGAATATCGATTACGCATCTTAACTTTTGATAATCCAGTTTTAGGATCATGTGTATGCAATGGTATCATTACAGATTTCAAAATATTAATATGACCTTGTGCCACTTCAACTCTTTCATTTAATGGTAACATTCGTTGCCCAAAATCATGAAATTGATTTGAATAACCTACTGAACACGTAGTAGTCTGGTTATTTACCCGTTGGTCATTATCTATTATGGTTATGATATGCATTTTTGAGTCTAGCTTAAACTGCTCTTCAACTCTTTCTTCTAGAGTGCTAGCACCAGACTTTTTGGGTTTTACCTTGGCAGTATCGTCTACTTCTTCAACTGCTACTTCAGGACTACCAGTCTCTAGTGAAGCATAATGTTCATCAATTTTTTGTTTAAGTTTTGCTGCACCTATATTTGCGTTATATTTAACACCAAGGTCTGTAGCTTCACTCTTTAAATTCTCTAATTCTTGCATATCTCTAATTCCTAGTAGGTTGTTTAGATTGGTTTAACAGTTTCTTATTATAGTAAATCATATATTTGTTGTAAAGTTATATCAAAGAAACCCTGTACCATATAAATGATACAGGGTCTTTATTTCCTATCTGCTATTATGCAGAGGCAGTTACCATTACTTTCAATAACTTCTCTTCTTGCAAGATGATACCTGCGTAGAAGAAGTTATATGAGAAGAAACCGTTCATACCGTAAGGATTAGCGTTTTCTACTTTTTCTGGTGACTTAGCATTAAACTTGATTTTTCCTTGACCTTTAAGACCAACAGTAGCAAAAGCGCCCTCAGTTGGAAATAAGATTGGAAATGCATCAAAGTATGTTCCTGCAACGGCACCTGTGCCACGAGTAGCAATCGCTAAGGCATTAGTGGCAAAGTTAGTAGCAGATAATAAACCACCAGGATTAGTAGTGGTATTAGATATTTCACCTGTTCCGCGATAAACTAATGCAGCTTCAGATTCAATAAATCGTACCTCGTGCATAGCACCTACTTCACCTTCAGCCAGATTAGCTGCTGAAGCATACTTATGTACTGGGATATACACGTACTCTTGTGCATAACTAGCTCCACGAGTAAGGTTCTCTAAATCAGATTTGACTTCTGCACCAATAATGGCGTAGTAAGCTTTAGCGACTGTACGAGTGTCAATACGAACATCCCCAGATACTACCGAAGTAGTTTTCTTGGCACGATTACGTACTAATTTCTTAACAGCACCACGGATCAAGTCGTAACTAACAACAGCATTTTGATTTAATACCCCAGTACCGCCGATCATGACAGTAGGTGTTGCTAACATGTCAAGTTGAACTAAATCCTCATAACGTGAATTAGCTAACTCACCAAGTTCTTCACGGTAACGAACTTGCATAGCATCTTCAGAGAACAAGTCAACTTCATCAGTATAGTCAATCATTTCACCATAACGTGCTAGGCTAGCTTCCATCGTAACTTTATGTAAGGTAACTTTGTTGACTGCACCAACTCCCTCACCTAAGCTTACAACTCCACCAGCAGCCAATTTTGTTGACATATCCAATACAGAACGAGCACTTAAATAACCCTTAGCTGCGAATTCCGCGGCATGTAAGGTACGGTCATATAAGTGTAAAAACTTTGAGATCTTAAAGGTCTTACCCATTTTTTTAGGCATTGATTTACGATCAGAAAATTGACCATAAAGGTTTACCCGATTTGCTGCTTTAATACCAGCTCGGTCATAAAAGTGGGTAACTGTATTACCCCGTGTACTACCATATGTAGATGTGTCTACTGTAGCTGTGCTAGTACCATTGCCATATACATTAGCCATGTTAAATTCCTATCATTTAAGTTGTATACAGCATATTTACTGTATAATTATTTACATTGAGTCCTGTAGCTGTTTATACCATTCATCAAAACTCTCATCTGAGTCATCTAAATAGTCAGTTACACGGTCTGCTGCGGTATTCTTAGTAGTTGCAGCAGCTTTTCGCTTAGCAGACGCTTTCTTAGTTGCATTTCGCTTACTGGATTCAACTTTAGCTCTTTCAACTCTATCTTGTTTCTCTTGAGAAATTTTGTTAGTGTTGTCAGTCTCTTGTTGCTTCACAGATTGCTTATACGCATAAGCTTTATCGCTTGCCGTTTTAGCGAAGTGCTGTTGAGCAGCTTCTTTATAGTAATCTAAATCTGATTTAGCACTTCCACCATAGACTTTTAACTTTTCAGCTATAGGTTGTAATGTTTTATACATACCACTTTTAACATCTGTGTGGAGTAACTTAATCATTTCAGGATTTTGAGCTACGGTTTCCCATGATCTCTCATCCCAATCATTAGATAAAATACTATGTGTCGTAGCGTACTCAGGATCTTGACTTATTTCATCAACAATATCAGAAATAGCCAAAGCACCTTCATCTCGACCATAATCCTTAGTGACATAATTACTATCATTTTCAGTATCTAATTCGAGGGTATCAGTACCTGTTCGTTTCAATACTTCCGTTATAGCGTCCTTATCACCCTTCATCACGTCAATCATCAGACTAACATCTTCATGTGAGAGTTTGGCTTCATCAAGAGCATCAATAGTTTTACGCCAAGGTTTGATGACTTTCATCTTCTTGGTATAATCCATAGCTTTCCCAAACATTTTAGGGAACTGCTCTACAATCTCTTCACTAGAAAACTCATAATCCTTACCGTTTGCACGGAATGAATATGAACGTGGTGGTTGCTCTTCATCCTTTTTATCTTCAGTATCTTCAGTACTTTCCTCTTTGTCTGAATCAGTATCCTCATCAGTCTCATCGGTGTCGTCTTCATCTACTTCGTCTTTATTAGACTCATCGCTAGCATCATGGTCGGATTCCTCAAGTAAATCTTCAGGTTGATCGGAACCATCTGTTTCTTCTTCATTGGACTCATCAGAATTATCTGAATCGTCAAATTCTTCATCAGCAGTATTAGTATCTTCTGCGGAACTTACTTCTTCTTCTTCAATATCAGTATCAGGGGAGTTCTGTTGTGCAGTAGCAGCTTTAAAGGCTGCTTCTAAATCACTATCAGACATATCCCATAAATCATCTTCAGGTATATCGCTCATAAATAATTCCTTACTTATTATTCATCTTCGTCTTCGTCGTTATCTTCGTCAATATTGACGTTACCAAAATTTTCAACAGTAATGAAAAAATCTTCTAAGTGCGATATAGCTATTAAGCTTTCTATGACAGCAGGTCGTTTACCTGCGTCAATAATACCGTCTTGTGCTAATAAACTAACGCCATTAATGGCCTTATCTTTAAAAAATCCATTTAGTATAACTCGTTGGAAGTCTTTGTTGGCTTTTAGTCTTTCCAGAGAAGCCCACATATCTACCCAGTAATTATTTTCTGCTTCAAGAATTTGTTGTTCAGTAAGGGTGTTCATTAATTGAATCCTTTAAATGTGTTAGTTAAATAGCAACTTACGAAATGTATTTGTTGCTGTGTGTGTTTATTATATACCAAGAATATTCTATTAAATAGTCTTTTTCCTTATTCTATACGGTTTTATGCCCTTTTTACGTTTTTTATTCGATGTAGTACCCGAATAATAATGCTTAATAGTCTGTGTACTTCCAGTACCATAAACCATTTGGTGAGCTAAACCTTGTTCTGCTTGCATCAACTTTACCTTTTATTCAGCAATGACATCCCTAGTCCTTCAGTACCTTGCTGTCTTATAGCAATATGCTGGTCTATAGCATTCTGTATATTATGCTGTAGACTTTCATGTGGCACTTGAATAGGTGCTGATCTCATAGGTACTTTATTTACAGGTATTGGAAATACTTTATCTCCGGGTTCCCAAAATACACTTTTACCATCATTTAGTCTTCTCTTGGCATAATCTATAGCTTTCGTATTGATACTATCTTGTATACGTCTATCTTGTACACCCTGTCCATTTTCATGGCTTAACAGGTATGTTATTTCATTATGGCTAAGCGTAGGTACTACTGATGGTATTTCCATTTCTTTACCATTTATAGGCACACCTATGGAATACTCAGTAGTTACCATTCCGTGGCTATTAGGTACGGACAATGGGCCAAAATATCCATCTTGCTTATAGTTGGGACTATTATACCTGAGTCCATACTTATGAGGCATGACTACCCGCCAGTCAACTGCTGCGCTAACCCCGGATCTACCTGTTGCTGCTGAGCTGGATCTTGTTGTGGAACACCCTGTTGTCCACCCTGTTGTGCAGCCATGTGTTGTTGGATAATACTAATAGCTTGCATAATGAGTTCTCTAGGAATACCTGCTTGCTCTAGTTTTTCCGGATCATTGCCCTGCATAAGTAGTTGTACAACCTGTTCTACAGTAGGTAAATTACCTGCTTGCTGTTGAGATTGTGCTGCTTCTTGTTGTTCTTGTGGTTGTGGCTCTTGCTGTTCTTGTGCCATACTTGATGCTAAACCGTTCATTCTAAACCCCTTTTATGTAATTCTTCTATCATTAATTTGTTGATTGTACCTTCAGACGTATCACCTATTTGATGTGCTCTAGAGAACGCAGTATCTCTTGCATCTTGTAGCAAACTGTCCCTAGCTTCAATACCTTGTTGGTTGTATTGGCTTGGCTGTTCCTGTCCCGTCTGCTTTTGTGCTGCTAGTCTACTAACTTCATCTAAAAGACCCGTGTTACTATGATTAAAACCACGATCCCTATTTTGTTGCATCTGAATATCTTCGGGAGAGCCTTCCACTATGGGTTGCTGTTGTGCAGATGCCAATCTATTAGTAATATCTCTGTAGGCATAGTCAGCTCCTTCTTGGATTCCTCGATGTCTATTTTCAGCAGCTACTTGTTGTAACCTGTGTCCTACTTCCCTATTTATATGCCCACGCTGTACCATGTCATCCAGGATTGCACCTTTTTTAACATTTTCCTCATTTATACTAGAGGTTTTTACAACACCTCCGTTTTTATATACAGAACTTACTGTATGTTTATATTGGAAGTTACTCATTTATTACTCCGATATTCTTATCTCCAGCTCTCTGCTGAAATAGCATTTGTTCTAGATTAGCTCTATGTTTAACAGCGTCATCTTCAAGTTTCTGTGCATGTTGTATATCACTTAATTCAATCTTCTCTAAATGGTCATACCCTTCATCCTTCCTAATAAACTGTAAATCTGTAAAGTCTGCTTCACTAGTAAGTTTTCTGGCTTTTGCTGCCTCTACTTTGGCCTTATTACGTTTAAGTTCTACATCCATATTATTTTCATTAGCACGAGCTATATCATCTTTTATTCGTGATTTAAGATGCTCATTCTCTAACATCAGATTTTCTAGTTGAAGTTCCTGCATCTTCTTCTGCATAGGATCTTCTTGTGGCTTATAGTCTCTTATACGTTTAGCTTGGTCAGGCATTCTCATGAGTTCCATAACATCAGACATTAACATACGTCTTACTTCTGGATCTTCTTTGGGCCCTACTGTCTGCAGTAAGAAGGATAACTCCTGCGATTTCGCTGCGTTATCTTCCGCAGTAGATATTGTAATATCTATATCTACTCTACCTTCTAAATCATCACGACGTATAGGTACATACTTTTCATTGGTTACTCTGACTATTTCTTCATCTTCTAGGAATTCTGCATTATATGACATCCATTTACGCATTAATGGTTTAATTAAATTCTCAGATACATTACGAACTAAGTTCATTCTACGGGTAGAAGTAGCATCTAATGCACCTCTAGCTCCAGTAGCGGTTGACCCTAATGACCCTGAGTTGATACCACCACTAAAGGATTTAGTACCTGTTATTGACTCAATCTCATTATTCATTAGACTGATCATATTGAATGCAGAGCCTGGTATTTGATTATAACTACCTTGCCAGAAATCACTAACACTGCCATTGAATTCAAAGTTTTTACCTGATAAAAACTTCTTACGATTTATTGGATCTAAAACACCTTTACGGGTAGCTACCTGCCCATTGTTAGACTGGGCCATATTGTCTATTATACCTCTGATTATAGCCGTCTTAACTTTCTGATTACTACCGATAAGTTCCGCATTAGCTTCACCATAGATCTCAAACGGTATGCTATTAAAAGGTACAACAAGGAAAGGAGGTCTCTTGTCTGGATAAGGATTAGTACTTAGTCTAACTATGACATCATTAATCCATGAGCATACTATTGCTTCAGCAATACCATCACCATCAATATCGTAGTTACCCCAATATTCATATATAATGAGTTTTTTTCTGGGTTCATCCTCAAATTTAAAGTATGTTTTATCTGGATTTACATAGTCATAATCTTCATTACCTGATTTTATTACCTTGTCTAAGTTCTTATATCTGCCATCTTTCTTTAAAGATGACATGTTCGTTTCATAACGATAGATTACGAACTCTGCATTATCTAAATTATCTTGACAGGTTGGATCTACATATATATCTCTAAAACGACATACTTTAGCTGTAGGCTGATTTCTTGTAACTACTGTTTCTGTTACTTCCTGTTTTACAACTTCTTCTTCACCGCTCTCATTAATAACTACTGTGTCTACTAATGACTTAACTTCCTTATCCTGGTAATCCCAACCTGTTTGAATTATTGCTGTACCTTCTCTATCTAGTACCTTGATAGCCTTAGACATGAAATTAAATCTATCAAACTTTCTACAAAATTGTGTATTTAGTAATAACTCATTCTGTCTAGCAGCAGCTTCATCTTCGAAGGTTATTGGGGTGCATTTTATAATATCTGGAGTACTAACGAATGGGTCTACTATAGTGGCATGTTGCCATTCTGACTGCTTTTTTATATCTCTAGATATAATAGCGGATTTCCCAGTCTGTTCATTACCATAACGTTCACCATTATACTCTGCCTTCCAAAGAGCCACTTTAGATTCATGAGATCTCTTTAGAAGCTCTGCTGATTTTAAGTCGGCCTTTAAAGCACTTAGTAATTCTGATTTGTTAATTTTCATACATGCCTTTAAGAGTTCTGTAAAATGATGAATTTTACTCGTTTATTATAAATCTTATCTATATATTATATCAGTAACAGTATTATATACCTAATTGTGAAATATCCTTTAGGATATTACTTAGTTATAAATAGTATTGCTAACTTCATTTTACTTGCACACAAGTAGTACAAGTTATGGTTCTTAATTGTTACCTTGATCACATCTCTAGCATCATTACTTGTATACCTAACCATAGGCTTACACAGCTCTGTCAACCCCACAGGAGGCTTTATAACTATATCAGGGATCTTTACTACTGGCTGCATTATTTGTATCGACGGAACCGTTGAGCAACCTGATAATAGTATCATCAATGGTAAGACATTTATCTTTAATAATAATTTTATCCACATTACGATATATCTCCTTAACTATTGTTTTCACTTTTTGTTCATTAGCTACACGTTTAACTTCACTGTTATAAATAGTTTGCTGATCATCCAAAGCTTTCTGCATTTTCTTCTGCGCTTCAATAAGTGCTTTATCTGTCGCTTTCTTAATCGCTTCATTAGATCTGCCCTGTATCTCAGTTATTGCTCTATCATAACCCTTTTGCTCAAAGTATCCAGTAGCAGTATACAAGCCTACAAGCACTCCACCTACTAGGAATGCCCATTTAAACTTAGCTAAATAAAAGAGCCACATAATACTTTCCTATAATTCTGTTTACATAATTAATTGTTTCTTCACTGTATCTACCTGTAACCATAGGTAAACACTTGATAATTTGTGAGTACAAAGCTTTATTGTTGCATTTACGCTGAGCCTTACTTAGATTACCAGCTCCAGCGTTATACGAAGCTAAGGCTAACATATACCTATCCATAATAGGACGTTTGCTAGACCAGAATTCATTCAGTTGGTTCATATATAAGGCTGAAGCTCTTATGGACACCTCTGGTAGCCAAAAGTTATTAAGGTCTTGATAACGCTCTTGCATGTACTTAGCCGTGCTAGGCATAAACTGGCAAATACCTTTTGCTCCAACAGGACTAACTGCCGTAGGGTCAAGGTTAGACTCAGCATAACATTGAGCTTTTAATAACCGCCAATCCGTACCTACCGGTAAGAATATAGCGGACTCTTTAAAGTAGTTATCGTATTCACTCGTTATTAAACTACCAGCGTTAGCTGACAGCACCAGCGACAATGATAGCAACACCAACCCAACGCGCACCATAATAAATTCCTCTAGTTAAATCATCTGCTTTAGCAATCCATTTGGCAAAATGACTCTCACCTTGTGCAATATGTTTATCCATCCACAATACTGTAATACGTGCAGCTAATATAGCTGTTACAGCCAAAGCAACCTTAAAGGTACCTTGTATTAATATACTTTCTAAACCAAACATTATTTATTCCTCACTATCTTAGTAGGTACTTTATGTATAAGGTCATACACCACGGAAACAGTAGGTATTGCCATTATTGCAATTAAAACTACCTTGAACCAATTGTTAGAGACAAAGGTAGTAACACTATTCTTGGCCTCTATTCTCCCTTCCTCTCTAGCTTGTGCTATCTCTAACACACAAACTTTTGAAGAAGTCTCTTTCTGTAACTCTTTTAGCACATTTAGACTTTCCTCAACTAAACATACTTTATCTAACGCAGTTATCTCTAAGGATGCCATCTTTGCAGCTAATTCATTATTACTTTTCAACGTAGTATCAACGGCGTCAGTCATTTTAAGTAATGCTTGGTTAATATGATCTTGCGTGGTCTCCAATCTTACTGCACGTTCAGAAGACTCCTTTATAAACTGGGTCATACTTTTCGTCAGACTGTTGATCTCGGTTTGCATAATTACTACCTTATGGTTTTATTGTTGTTTTATATTGGTGTATTAAACAGGTATACAACCTATTCGCTTGGTAAATCTAACATTTTCGTTTAGTCGCTCTCACATCTGTTGAACATGTTGAAACCATACCACTACTATCCGTAGTAACCAGGGTGACAATGTATATCTGGCCTAAAATTAGGTTAGTTATGGGTGTAAATGATTTTCTATATACACCATTAGATCCTGTTACATAAGGTATTTGCTGTGGAAAGGACGTACCTGTTATAGGAGTACCATCGACATTACTAATATCGAGTGTAACGGTTGCGTCATTCACATAGATATTGTTTAAGAGTAGATTGGTGACAGAGTGTTCTACTACAAAGGAATTGTCGGGTGATAATATCATAGTGATCACTTAATGGTTGTCATTAGGTTATTAGCGTATCCTACACTAGTGGTTGTATTTAGGCTATTAGTAATATGAGTAACTATAATAAATGAGCCTAACATCTCTTTTATCTGGGCAATACTATACCCTGCTGAAACTAAGTTAGCTGCTACACTAGAACCTGTTGAATATCCCTTAGCCGCCAGCATATTAGGTGGCCTTACTCAATTTCGTTGGAGTAATTGCATCGTCTAATGTATATGTTCCAGCGGTGGTTACACCATCCAGTTTATACGTGGTTTTAACTGTACCTGCATACCCGAAGTTATCAGCGTGACAGATCAGGTTATATAACGCTTGCGATAACGTAG